TACATTTCCAAATAATATATCTGCGTCAGATAGAATTTTGAGTGGAATTGATTATAAAATTTATAAAAATACTTCACATGACATATATAATGATTTTTCATTTTTAAACATTAGTAATCTTTTTTATGGAAATTTTATTAAAAATAATTCAGTTGAATTAATTGAAAATAACTTTTTAGGGTTTAAAAAAGTTAAAATAACTTTAAAGGATAATGGCGAAGGATGTTTATATAGGGCAGATTCAAATTCAACAAATGCTTCTTGGTCAAAGGTAGGAAATGTATATCAAAATGAAGGATTTATAAGTATACTATCACCTATGCTTCATAGATTTGGTAAGAATGATTTTTCATTATCATTTAAAGGAAATCAAAATATTTATATATACAAAATAACCTCAGTCATTCCAGGGGGAAAGATTAATAAATCTGTTAATACTTCATGGCCGTCAGAAGTCGAAGAAAATAAAGAATATGTTTATATAACAGACGTAAATTTACACGATAATAATTACAACGTTATTATGAAAGCCAAACTAGCTCAACCTCTTTATAAAGGTAAAAATGATAAATTTATGATTAGATTAAAATATGATTTCTAAAAAAAAGAAACGTAAAAAAAAGTGTAGATATAAAAGAATAGAATTTTTTTCTTTAAAAGCAAATAAATTATTAAAGTCTAGATCGGGTTGGGAATATGCATATTTTCAATATCTTGATAATAATCAAGACGTTAAATCATATGAATATGAATCATTAAAAATTCCTTATTTAAGTAATAAAAAATCCGGAAAAATTAGAAATTATATACCTGATTTTATCATTACTTACGTTGATGGCACTATTTTAATAGTTGAAATTAAACCAAAGAGATTTTTAGAAAAATTACAAATAAAGAAAAAGTTAATTGCTGCAAAAGAATATGCAGAAAAAAATAAAATTCAATTTAAAGTTTTAACTGAAGACGATTTAAATGCGTTGAATTTAATTTAATATTTCTATATGAAAATATTAGGATTAGATATTAGTACATCAATAACGGGAATTTCTGTTCTGGAGTTTACTAAAGGCGACGTAGAACCTAAAATAATTTTAATTGATAAAATAGAATTTAAAACGTGTAAAACATTTTGGGAAAAAGTAGATTATGCGAAAATGTATTTTTCATCAAAAGAATTTGAAATTGCAACAAAAGATTTAGATCATATTTTTGTTGAAGAATCATTACAATCATTTAAAAGTGGAATGTCATCTGCATTAACTTTAACTACACTTACAAAATTTAATAGTTTATTGTCTTACTTAGTAAGAGAAAAATTTAAAATGGATCCTCAATTTATAAGTGCAATATCAACTAGAAAAAAATGTGAAATAAAAATTCAAAGAACTTTAATAATTGGTAAAAATGCAAAAGAACAAACATTTGAATGGGCAATGAATGGTCCTTTAAAACATATTAATTGGCCATTAAAGAAGAGTGGAAAGCCACAAGACTGGTCAAGAGACGCTACTGATGCATTTATTATAGCTTTATCTGGTATAAATAAATATAAGTGAACTTCTTTTTTTTATATTGTAAACTATAATTAATGTTTTCTATAGAAGAAAAAATTAAATTTATAGAAAGAGCGTTAGGAACTTCTACTGGTTACAGGGGAAATCAAAAGGATATAGCAGTAAAATGTCCTATTTGTAATCCACTTAGTGAATCTAAAAAGAAATTATCAACAAGAATTACGGATGATTTAACACATTGTTGGGTATGTGGATTTTCAGCTAGATCATTATTACCAATACTTATAAAATTTTCAGATAGGGAAACTATTGAAGAATATAAAACAAAGTATTTAAAATATGTAGAAAAATATGTAGAAATAGAAAAACAAGAACCCGTAAAATTACCAAATGATTTTAAATTACTTGCTTTAGAACTTCAATCAAAAGATCCTGATGTTAAAAAACGAATTTCATATCTAATTCAAAGAGGAATTTCTGAAAAAGAAATGTGGCGTTTTAAATTAGGATATTCAGAAATTTCAGATTATCGCGGAAGAATAATAATTCCCTCATTTAGTAATGAAGGCAAATTAAATTATCTTGTTGCTAGAAAAATATCGGAATCTACTTTTGGATATAAATATATAAATCCAAAAGTTAGAAGTTCAGAAATCATTTTTAATGAACTTACAATTAACTGGAAAAAAGAATTAACGTTAGTTGAAGGTGCATTTGATCTTATTAAAGTTAATGAAAATGCAACATGTTTGTTAGGCTCAGAAATAAATGAATCTGGACTTTTATTTCATAAAATACTTGAAAATAATACACCAATATTATTGTGTTTGGATAATGATATGAAATTAAAATCATTTGACATAATAAAGAAATTTGAATCATATGGAATTCAAATTTCTGCTGTCGATCTTGGATCATTTAAAGATCCAGGTGAATTACCCATTAATAAATTTGATGAAATTAAAAATAATAAATTAAATTCTAGTTGGGAAAATAGACTATTTGAAAAAATTAATAATATTAAAGATAGTTCTTTTGGTTTTGATAAATAATTAGTAATTAATATGAGTAGAAGAATTAAAGAAAATTTATTAAATGATCATAACTTATCATTCAATTCGGACGATAAAGATCATCTTTATAGCGAATATTCAGACGTTTATAAAGAAAAACACAATATAAGACCAAGATGGATTCATCCTAACGATGTATCTGTTGAAGAATTAAAACAAATGTTAAATGATTTACATGATATACCAGATTATGATTTAGATGATAATTATCATGATTATAAGGGTAATGAAAAATATTATGATGATTTAAATGCAAAGCATGTTACTGACATAGAAATAAATGATCTTGCAAATAAAGGATCAGAAGATGGTGATGAATTTCATAGTTTCATTGGCATGGGAAAAAATCAAGACTTAAAAAGTAAAATTTATAAAGCATTAAAAAAACAACCTGGTGTTAAAAATCCACGGCCACCCGCTTTGTCAAAATATAATAAAGACGAATTGAAAGAAAATAATAAAGTTACAATCGGTCAACTAAGACAAATTATTAGGGAAGAACTTTTAAAAATTAAAAAATAATTTTTTTTCTTAAAACTAATGTGTTATTGTTAATCAACCAAAATTCCTGTTCTAAAGGGGGATCACAACGTGGAATTATGTGATGTATGTTAAGTGCTGCAGGATTATCATACTTGCATATTTCACATTTATCTTTTTTAATTTCCCTTGACCAGATTTTCTACGTTTCACAATAAAAATAATATATTTATTTCTTTATGAAATAGAATTTTAAGAAATATATATATATATCAAATATTCAAACAAAAAAATACAATAAAGTGAATCGTTAACTAGGGAAACAACAAAATGGCAAGAATAACAATTAATCAATTAAGAAGAATTATCAAAGAAGAAGTTAGAAGAGTGATGGAAAACAGCGATATCACCCCAAGTCAAGAAGAACTGAAACAACGTTGGTCTTGTGATGCAGATGAACAATCTCTACTAGATATTGGTCTTCCGGGAGACCTTGTAGACGATTTAATGAACAATGTTGATGCTGTAAATGGTATGTATCGGTTCTTGGGTACTAAAGGCGCTGACTCCGGATTTTATCGGGACGGAGAAAAATGGGTAAGCTATAATTATTAAGTGTTGGAGCAAGAAATACAATTTGCAACCTTCAAAGAACTTATTGATGAGTTGAGCGCAATTGATGGTCGTTATTGAAGTTAATTTCTTTTTCTTAACAAATTTTGATTATCTTTAAAGAAAAAATCTTTATGATTTTTTCTTTTTTTGTAATAATATGATACCTTAATTCATTATGAATTAAGATTTATTATATGCCTGTAATAGCACACATATCTGACATTCACATTCGACCTTTAAAACGACATGATGAATATCTTAGTGTATTTAAAAAATTATCAAACGACTGTAGAAAAAATAACACAGATTATATTTTTATTGGTGGTGATATTTTTCATACAAAATTAACTGGAATAAGCCCTGAGTATATTGAACTTTTGGTGTGGTGGTTAAATGATTTAGCGTTAATAGCACCCGTGCATATAATTTTGGGAAATCATGATTTAAATGAAAATAATCAAATAAGACAGGATGCTGTTTCTCCTATCGTTTCAGCAATGAATAATTCAAGAATTACTTTATATAAAAAAAGTGGAGTATATGAATTCCATCCTGGATGGAATTGGTGTATATTTTCAATAGCCGATAAAGAAGGTTGGGTAAATGTAAAACATGAATCTGGAAAAGTTAATATAGCATGTTATCACGGCCCTATTTCTGGTGCAAGAACAGAAACCGGCTATGAGCTTGATGGCGAAGTAACTATTTCATTTTTTAAAGATTTTGATTATGCGTTTTTAGGTGATATTCATATGCTTCAATTTTTAGGTACAAAAGAAATTGAGATAATTGTTTCTGAAGAAGAATTAAAAAATTATTCAGATTATGAAATAATTGAAGAGATTATACATGAAACATTATAAAATAAGATTAAAAAAGCCATGGATTGCATATAGTGGATCGTTAATTCAACAGAATTATGGTGAAGATTTAGAGCATGGATATCTTTTATGGGATTTAAAAGACAAAGATAATTGTAACGTTAAATTTAGAACGATAGAAAATGATTCGCCTTTTTATACTATAAGTTGGTATGGAAATATAGACAAGTTTATAATTGATTGTTCACACATAAAACCAACATCAAGGGTGAGGATTCTATCAAATAAAAAGATTTCGCAATCTGAATTGGTGGATATTAATAATTTTTTAAAAGGTAAATTAAATGCCTCTGAGGTGATTTTTAAAATTGATGAGATTATACAATCTACACATATTGTAGGTGATGATTTTTTATTTCTTAAAAATGATCTTAGAAATTTAGATGTTCAAATATCTCTTCTTAAAAAGTTTTATAAAAATGAAAACATTTTACCACATGAATGGGCAAAAATTTCTGAATATACTAATAAATATTTAAACTCATGTCTTGTATGTGATTCAATATGTTATAAGTGGTCAATCAAAGAAATTGAATTCGATAATTTATATTCATATGGTGAAGGTAATTCAATAAATTTTGAAAAATTAAATGGTTTAGTTGGTATTTTGGGACCAAATAGATCTGGAAAATCTTCCATTGTTGGAACTATACTTTATAGTCTTTTTAATTCTAGCGATCGTGGTTTAACAAAAAATCTTTCTATAATTAATAATAAAAAAAATTATTGTCTTTCAAAAGCAAAAATTAACGTAAAAGGATATGATTACGTTATAGAAAGACAAACAACCCGACAGGAAAATAAAAAAGGTGACCAAAATGGCGTGACACATTTAAATCTTTATAAATGTGAAGGTGACGAATTAATTGATTTAAATGGTGAACAAAGAAATGATACTGAAAAAAATATTCAGTCTTTAATTGGTAGTATTGATGATTTTTCATTATCTAGTATTTCAACACAAGGTAGTTTATTTAAATTTATTGATGAAGGATCATCACAGCGTAAAGCCGTATTATCAAAATTTTTAGATCTTGATATATTTGATAATCTTCATACTTTTGCAAAAGATGATTACGCAGAGATTAAAACAAAGGTAAAATTATTAGCATCAAAGAATTTTGATAAAGAAATAAAAGATTTTACTCGTAAAAAAGAATGTCTTATTGAAATTTCAAGTACACTTGAAAATGAAATAAATTATCATGATTCAATTATTGAAAATTTAACTCTATCACTTGCTGCATATTCCAATAACTCTGATGAAAATAAGTTTCAAGCAGAATATAAGTTATATTCTCAAAAAATTAAAGATTTAAAAGAGAATGTAGATAAAATTAAATTAGATTTAGCAGATAAAGAAGAAAAACTTTTAAAAATTGCTTCCTATAGACTCAAATATAATATTGAAGAATTAAAAAATACCCGCGACAAAATAAATCAAATTGAAAAAGAAATTTCAAAGGTTAAGCCAGAATTTGAGAAGGAAAATCTTTTATTAAAAAATAAAGAAAAGTCTGTATTAAAATTATTAGATGTTCCCTGTGGGGATCAATTTTCTACCTGTAAATACATTAAAGATTCACATTCAGATAAGGAAGAAATTCCACAAATTAAAGATAGAATTTTTGAACTTGAAGGTTCATTATTAAGATTGAAATCAACATTAAATTCAATTATAGATAATGAAATTGACGAAAAAATAAAAAAATTTGAAAGTGTTCTTCAACTTGAAATTGCTTTAAAAGAACAAATTGTTTTATTAAAAGCAGACAATTCTACAATACAAAATAATCTTGAATTTTATGAAGAAAAATTTAAAGAGGTTAATGATAAACTTTCTTTAAACAAAGATCACACAAAAGAAGAAACATATAAGCAAATAAATACTGAAATTCAAGAAGAAAAAAGATTAAAAAAGATTTCTTATGAAAAACGTATGAATATACTTTCTGAAATGGGTGCACTTGACATTCAAATTAAAAATTTATTAGAGCAAAAAGAACAAGCAGATATAATATTTGCAGAATCAAGAATTTATGAATTTCTTATAAATGCTTTTTCAAAAAAAGGAATTCCACATATGATTTTTTCTTCTCAATTACCAATAATTAATCATGAACTTGAAAAAATTCTTACTGGAATTACTGATTTTGCAGTTTCAATAGATTGTCCAAAAGATTCTAATTCTATGGAAATTTTTATAGATTACGGAAATGGAAAACGATTAATAGAATCATGTTCAGGTATGGAAAAAACAATTGTATCAATTGCCATTAGATCAGCACTTTCAAATGTATCTGTTCTTCCAAAATGTGATTTCTTAATTTTAGATGAAGGGTTTGGAACACTTGACTCAATTCAAGTTGAAACAAGTAATAGATTGTTACAATCGCTTAAAAAATATTATAAATGCATTTTTATAATTACACATGTTGATTCTATGAAAGAAATAATGGATCAAATAATAGAAATCGGAAGAAATGGGGACGAATCATATGTCAACGTATCTTAAAAAACAATATAAAAATATTGTCATTTATTCTTGTGATGAACAAACAACTAACCCAACATTTTGCCCTATTTGTGGTTTTGCAATGAGAAATATAGAAGATAGATTTTCTTATTCTTCATACAATTGTTGTAATTCTTGTGAAAATAAATGGGTTTATAAAGATTTAGATGCGTGGAAAAATGGTGTTAAACCAACAATTGACGAAATTAATTTATATATCAATGAAAAATTAGATATTGAATTAGACACAAGACTTAAAATTTAGATATTTCTTAATAGTTATTTTTACCTGTCGGAGAATATATGCAAAAAGAATTAGATCTTAACGCTTTAGGTAATGTTTTAAATACAACGTGGGGTAAATCATCTACCGGCTCAATTGCAACAAGTTCTATTAAAACAAAATTACATAATAATCAATTAACGATTTATTATGTAACAATTGTTAATATGACATCAGATCACGAAGCTTTGATTATGAAAGAAAATTATACAAAAAGCGCAGATTCAGAACTTGAACAATATTTTAAAAAAATTAAAGCAGAATATAAAGAAACGTCAGGAAAAACACTTAAAATGAAAGAGATTGGCAGAAGTGTGTCAGTTGAATTCATAAGTATGAATTCATTTAACGGAAGAAAAACAGCGTATTTTAGAAGACAAGTTAAATTTGAATTAACATGAATAATTCAATCGCAGAAGAAATCATAAAATGTGGTAGAGACCCAGTCTACTTTATAAATACGTATGTAAAAATTCAACATGCATATAAAGGTTTAATACCTTTTAAAACGTATGATTTTCAAGATGCGTGTATAAATGATTTTATAACACATCGTTTTAATGTTGTTGTTAAATCAAGACAACTTGGATTATCAACAGTAACTGCAGCATATGCAGTCTGGATGGCAATGTTCCATCCAGATAAAAATATTCTTGTTATTGCTACAAAACTTGAAACTGCAATTAACTTTATTAAAAAAGTTAAAGTAACGTTACAAGCAGTCCCTAAATGGATGATTCTTGCAAAGTGGGAAGGTAATAAGCAATCAGTAACATTTGAACATGGTTCTACAATAAAAGCAATTCCAACAAGCGAAGACGCCGGCCGCTCCGAAGCGCTTTCATTATTAATAGTTGATGAAGCAGCATTTATCAGGGATTTTGATACAATTTGGGTAGGTCTTTATCCAACGTTAAGTACTGGTGGTTCAGCAATTATTATTTCAACACCAAATGGTGTTGGTGGTCAATATCATAAAATTTATTCTGATGCTATTGCTGGTCTTAATAATTTTAACGCAACAACTTTACCTTGGTATGTTCATCCTGAACATGATGAAGAATGGTTTAAAGAAGAGACAAAAGGTCTTAATGGAAATAAGAAAAAAATATCCCAAGAATTTTTATGTGATTTTGCTTCATCAGGTGATACGTTTTTAGGCGCAGATGATATTGAATGGCTAAAATCTACTGTCTCTGATCCAATTGAAAAATTAAATTATGATAAACATTTATGGATTTGGAAAAAACCAATTCAAAATAAAAAATACATAATATCTGCAGATATTGCTAGAGGTGATTCCGGCGATTATTCAACATTTCATATTATAGATACTTCAACGTTAGAAATCTGTGGTGAATATAAAGGAAAAATGCCACCAGATAAATTAGCCGATCTTTTAAAAGATATGGGATTAAAATATAATAAAGCGTTAATAGTACCCGAAAATAATACATTTGGATACATGGTCTGTGTTAGATTAAAAGATTTAAAATATCCAAGGTTATATTATCAAAATGCAAAAAATCCTGAAACATATGTGCCACTAGAAGATGAACTACCGGGGTTTAGTACACAAACTAAATCAAGAATTCAAATTCTTACAAAACTCGAAGAACTAATTCGTAATAAACAAATTAAAACTTTTTCAAAAAGATTAATAGACGAATTAAGTACATTTATTTGGAATGGTTCAAAAGCACAAGCATTAAAAGGAACTAACGATGATTTAGTTATGAGTTTAGCTATTGGAGTTTGGGTTTGTGATTGTCATTATGGTATAAATACAAATGATACTGCTTTTACAGAAGCAATGTTAAAATCTACAATGGTAGTTAGAAGTAATTTACAACCTATTAACGTTAATAACAAACAGGGTATTTATACGTCAGATGAAATTTTTAAAGGTAGGGAATATAATGAAAATTATCATCAAAAAAGATTTGGTACAATATTAAATGATTTTAAGTGGCTTTATAAATGATAAAAACTATTATCAATAATAATTAAACAGGTAGGTATTATGAAATTAACAGAGAATGATTTAAGAAAAATGGTTAGAGATCAAATTGGATCTATCAATGAAGCTTCAGCAAAAGATAGACTGAATGCAAAAACAGATCTTATGAGAATTTCTAATACATCAACAACTGCAGCAAAAGCAATACAAACATTATCAGGTATTAAAGATACGTTAACAAGCTATAAAGATAAATTAACTAATATTAAAGAAAAATTAGTTAATTTAAATAATGATTTTTCAAAATTAGGCGTAAATATTAATGTTATTGACATTAAAACATTAAATGTTATTGATGATTCCATACTACACACATCAATAGACAATGCAATAAAAAAAATGACAGACATTGTTTCACATCCAGGACATTATGTTAAATCTGCGCAACAAATGTCAGGAGATGAAGGAAGTTCAAATAAATTTAAAATACCAGTAACTCATCATAAAGAGCCTTCAACACATGGTGATACATTGCACACACTTGGTGAAAAATTAAATCGTAAACTTCGACAATAATTATAAACTTTAACTAAATTATAAGTAATATTGTTTAAAGCATCTCAAATAGAAGCTAGGTAACAATTATGGCAAAAAAAGAAGACAACAAAAATTTATTTGCTAAATTAGCAGATCTTTTTCGCAGCGGCCCAGTTGTAAAAAGAAAAATTAAAAGTATGGATACTCGGGTTGCATTACCTGATAAGTTGGACTCTTCAAGTATTGAAATTTTTCAAAAAACTACTTCTCAGCTATATAGTGCAATAACTTCTAATGCATATAATAACTCCGAGCGCCTGATGAGGTATAATGACTTTTGCGAAATGGAGCAAACGGCAGAAATTGCTTCTGCTTTGGACATTTGGGCAGATGAAACATGTTCAGTAGACTCAAAAGGAAAAGCACTTCATATTTATAGCGAAAATGCTCAAATTAAAAAATTATTAGATGAACTTTTTTATGATACAATTAACTTAGATTTTAATTTAAGAATGTGGGCCCGCAATCTTTGTAAATACGGCGATTATGTTGCATTTATAGATGTTCACCCACAATTTGGTGTTCTTAACGTTATCCCAATTCCAATCAATGAAATTGAACGAGAAGAAGGATACGATAAAGATGATCCACTCGCAGTAAGATATAGATGGGTTTCAAGAGGAAACCAAATCTTAGAAAATTGGCAAATTATTCACATAAGATTATTAGGAAACGATATGTTTCTACCTTACGGCTCTTCAGTTATAGAAGCCGCAAGAAGAATCTGGAGACAACTAATTCTTATTGAAGACGCAATGTTAGTCTATAGAATCGTCAGAGCACCAGATAGAAGAGTTTTCTATATCGATGTAGGCAATATTGAACCTGACCAAATTCCTAATTACGTAGAGCAACAAAGATCAGCCCTTAGAAGCAACCAGGTCATAGATCGAAACACAGGCCGCGTCGATCTTAGATATAACCCGATGCCCGTCCACAAGGACACACCTATTCCACTATTAGATGGTTCTACTATGACAATAGAGAATCTTTCTAAAAAAATGGGTAATGATCCATTTTGGGTACCATGGGTTTATTCAGTTCAGGACGGAACAAAGAAAATTGTTCCTGGCAAAGTTGTTTGGTGTGGAAAAAACTATACAGCTACAACTCTCACAAAGGTCTGGCTTGATGATGGAAGTTATATAACAACTGCACCTGAGCACCCATTTGTAATGCGTGATGGGAGTAGAAAGAGAGCTGATGAATTAATATGTGGTGATAGCCTAATGTCAGCATATAGAGATTTAAATAATCGTGGGTATGAACGAATTGTAGAACCAAATGGTGATCTTACATCTACACATGTTATGGTAGCAAGAGATGTATATAAAGAAAAGTGGGAATCAATATCTAAACATGTAGTACATCATCTCCATCCTGAGCTCGGTGTAGTAAATAAAAGAAACAACAGACCAGAAAATCTTGAGGTAATGAATTTCTGGGAACATAGAAAAATGCATGCTGAACATTGTGAACTTACGTTAAACAGGCCCGAGCAATTAGCAGAACGTAGAATTAAAAGAATTGCTTACAATAAAACTCATGAAAAACGTAAGAAAGTATCTGAACTTAACAAGTTATTAGGAAAAGCCCAGAAAATGGGTAAAGAATATAATGGAACTGAACTTCATTCATCTCATAACGAAATTCGTAAAGAAGCACAAAATAAATCATGGGCAGAGAGAAAATCGCAGCGTTCAGAAGCGATGCAATGGATTATTCCAAATGAAGTTGTTGCATTTACTTTTGACGTAGTAAAGACGAATCCAAAAATTGGAAGAGAAGAATTAACTTTGTTGCTAAGAAATAATGTTAATATTGTTGAAACATTAAAGAGCGCTAATTCAACTAATTTAAGAGATATTTCTAAATTTCATGTTAATGCAATTGTTTCAAAAATTCATAGAATGGGATGTGTTGATAAATCATGTTACACCACGTTTAGAAAATTCGCTATAGAAAATGAAGTACCAGTCAATCATCAAGTTATTAAAGTTGAAACAATTACAGATGAAAGCACTGACGTCTATTGCATGACAGTTGTGGGTTCCCACGGTGAAGATGATAGACATAATTTCGCTGTTAATGGTTCAATAGATCAACAAAATAATGATAGTAAGTTGTTGAAATCATTGATATTTGTATTGAACTCAGTTGATGAGGATTATTTCATACCTGTCCGTGGTGGAGATACTGGGACAAAAATTGATACGTTAGCTGGTGGTCAGAATACTGCAGCAGTTGAAGACGTTCAATATATACAAAAGAAGCTATTTTCTGCGCTTAAAATTCCGAAAGCGTATCTTGGGTTTGATGAAATGTTGTCATCCAAAGCGACACTCGCGCAGGAAGATATCAGATTTTCTCGTTCTGTGCAGATGGTTCAAAGAACAATAGTTTCTGAATTAAATAAATTGGCAATTATTCATTTATTTGCACACGGGTTTACTGGTGAAGATCTCATTAATTTTACTTTGAAACTTTCAAATCCCAGTTCAATTGCACAGCAGCAAAAACTTGAGTTATTTAAAAGTAAGTTTGAGATTGCTGCACTTGCGCCAGAAGGTTTACTTTCAAAAGAATATATTCTTAAAAATGTGCTTGAGTTATCAGATGAAGAGATAAATGATGTTCAGAATGGATTAATTGATGATAAAGAGTTTGCTGCAAAGTTAGAGGCATCAGGTGCTGCAATGGGTGATCAAGGAGCAACATCACCAGATGCTATGGGCGATTTGGGAGGTGGGGAATCACCACCTGAAGAAGTTGGGGCCCCACCTGAGGGTGAAGAACAACCTCCAGAAAATGCCGGAAGAGGCGAGAGAGATGGTTTAATAATGGCATCTAATAGTAAATCTAGAAATAAACCTAAGGGACTTCTAGATATTGATGATGACGATATTGATTTTTCTGAAAAGATAGATTATGAAAATAATTTACCTCTCCATAAAAAAGTTAAGTACGGGGTTAGAGATCGTGCAACAAAACGAGGCGTGCATAAAACACATGGTATGCCTAAATTTAGTGATATGTTATCTATAAAGAAAAATAAAGATATAACGGGTTTAAAGGGTCTTGCTGATGAATTAAAACCATCATTTCTTAATGAGAATTTAGAATTAAAGATATTGATGGAAAAGTTACCTGATTCTAGTACTGTTAAGCCAAATTTAACATTAGATATGAGAATGACATTAGCTGCTATAGAAACTAAATGGAAGACTGATGGAAAAATGTCACCAAATGGGATACTTACTGAAAACGATGAATTTGCAGAGTTGTTTTTAAACGAAGAATTTGAGACAGAAAAATGAGTTTAAATAGTCATTCAAAAAAAAGAAATACTGGTTTATTATATGAGTTTTTAGTTGCTCATATAAGTAAATGTTTAGTTTTAGAAGATGATATAGGCGCAACAAATGCAACTGATTTACTTAAGGAATGTTTTAAAAAGGGGACAGAGTTAAATAAGGAATTTAAAATAACACAATCTCTTTACAGGGGTAGGTTTAATAATCAACAAATTGCTTTAAATCTCATATCAGATGCAAAGCAAGTAAATTCTAAAATAAATGAAAACCTTTTAGATAAAGAGAAAAGGTTTTTAGCTGAGGGAATTTTTAAGTTAAATAATTCATTTTTTTATGATCATCCAGTATTAGATTATAAAGTTTTTGCGACAATACATACGTTATTATCTTCGTGGAGAAAACCACTTAACGAAGGATTTGCAAAAATATCTAAATATGAAGAAGTTCTTCTTGATCATCTTCTTAGAAAAGAAGAAGATGATCAAGACAAATTACAGTCAATTCAGGAAGAAGTTCCTGGAATGAATAGATTAGTTCTTAGATTAATGACTGGAAAGATTAATGAAAAATGGTCATCATTAATACCGGAGCAGAAAGAATTAATTAAAAGTTGGATATTTAAAGACGAATCAAAAACGCCATTATCAAATCGACTTGGTAAAATAAGGGAAAATGCTTTAAAATCTTTAAAAGATTATGAGCAAGAAACAAAAGATAATCAATTTGCGATTCAGAAGGTTATTGAGATTAAAGAATCAATTCTTAATGAAGACATTTCCTCGCCAAATGATGAACTTATAACAAGATTTATGCTTTATGTTAAACTTGTTAATGAAATTTGTAATAACGGGAGTTTAAATAATGAGTAATTTATTAATGTCATATGAATTGCTGGACTATAATATTGATACAATAAAAGAGTCTAGGGAAAAATTTGGTAAAATAAGATTAAAAGGTATAATGCAAAAATCAGATACCTTAAATCAAAATGGCCGCGTTTATCCGAAAGATATTCTTGAAAGAGAAGTTAGAAATTATCAAAAATTTATTGTTGAAAATAGAGCGTTAGGGGAAGCTGATCATCCGGATAGCTCTGTTATTAACATTAAAAATGTATCTCATATAGTTAAAGAATGTTATATGGATGATAAAGGTATTGTGTATGGAACGATTGAGTTATTAGATACACCAAGTGGTAAAATAATTCAATCGTTAGTTGAGGCCGGTGTTAAACTTGGAATTTCATCAAGAGGAATTGGATCAACAAAGAAACATGGCGATCACGTTACTGTTCAGGAAGATTTTCAATTAATTTGTTTTGATATGGTAACAGAGCCAAGTACAACACAGGCATTCATGTTACCGGAGGGTCGTAAATTAGGATCTGTTACAGAAAATACAGGATTAACACGATCTGATAAAATTGATAGAGTTATGAATGATATTATAACTGTTAAAAGGAGAAAATAATGTCATCCGATAGTTTTAGTACATTTACTTCACCAGGTGCAGGATCTTTACCGGAATATTTGGTTTCTGGTATACCTTGGGTGACATCATCATTTATACCTGCTTCAATTTTAGAAATAGATTTTCTTAATGTAACTTCATTTTTTACTATTAGAAATGTTTCTTCTAATTCTATAAAAGTTTCATTTACAAACAATGGTTTTAATACTGAAAATTATTTTTCATTAAGTGCAGGTGAATCTTTTTCTGCTGATATAAGAGTAAAAGCAATATTTTTATCATCGTCATTAACGTCCAATTTTGAATTAATTGCCGGAATGACTGGAATTCCAGCATCAAATTTTCCAAGTTTAACAGGTTCTATAAATCCTCCAAATGGCTGGGTATATATACCTAACATAGGATAAAAATGTCAAGAATATCATTTACACCAGCAACCCCACTTTATGTTAATATTAGTGGAACGTTAAATCAAATACCTGAATTTACTGGTTCACCAACACAACCGTTTGCAGATTCACTTTTAGCGTCTTCAGGATCAACGCTTGCTAGTTTTGCTACAAATCAAGTGTTTTCTAATGCGCAAATTTTAACTTTACCAAATAATGCAAATGCATTTAATGTGTCATCAGGATTATTTAATATTGATACGTTAAATAGAAGAGTAGGTATTGATACACTTATACCATTAAGTAAATTTCACGTTGCAAGTGGTGATATTAGGTTTGACTCTGGATATGGTTTAATAGGATTTACAAATACTTCTGGATTTGTTTTAAGAAGTAATGGAACAAGATTTATTCCTACACAACTTTCTTATTCTGATTTAGGTGGAACACCATCAATACCAACAGTTACTGGTTCATTAAACTATATATCTAAATTTAATGGTTCAAACTCAATTACAAATAGTGCTCTTATTGAAAGTGGTACAATACTTTATTATGGCTCAAATCTAGGAAGTCGTACATTTTCAAATACAAAATTTGTTATAACAACTGTATTAAATGGTGCTGAAGAAACTAAAAATATAGGAATTTTTGCAGAAGCTCAAGGATCATCTACGGGTGATTCTGCAGGTATTTATGGTCATGGTTGGACATATCCTGGTTTAGTTGCCGGAGGCTTATCTGCTAGTATTACAGGAGAAGGTAAAGTTACAAATTCTACAGATGTATCAAGTGCAATTGGTGTAAGAGGTTACTCTAATGATACGCACTCAGGCGGGTTTAATATTGGATTATATGGTAATGCGTCTGGTTCTAGTACTGATAATTACGCATTATACATGGCAGCTGGAAACATTTA